ACGTCGAAGGCGGGCGACGCCCATCCCACCGGCATGTTCGCCCGTTTGGCCTCCGGCGCGCGTGCGTCGAGGATGGTCGGCAGATAGGCCAGCAAATGCATCACCGCGCCGGGCGTCAGCGCCTTCACCGATGCACAGAGCGCCGCCGTCGACCCTGCCAGCAAAGCTCCCGCCGCATCCAGCAGATCGCATTGCGCCCCGCTCAACGCGCCCCAGACGCTCGGAATCGACACCGGCGCGCCACCCAGCGCCGCCCGTGCCGCATCATCATAGACGCAGATGCGCCCATCCCCCGGCATCACCCACCACCATGGCTCACCGACCTGAAACAGGATCGGCAGCCCCGCCTCCAACCCGATGGAAACAAAGGCGCCCGCCACCGCCTGCAGATAGGCCATCGCGCCCATATGCGCCGGCGACAACAGGGTCGAAGGGGGCGACCATCCGGTCAGCGCCGGATCGCCATTTTCCGCCCGCTGCTTCCAGTCGTTCCAGCAATGGGCGTCGAACAGTTCATAGGACAGCGACCAGATGACACCGAACCCCAGCGCCTTGGCCCGCCGCGCAAAATCCCGGTGCCACGCCGCGCAGGGCGCGTTCAGCACCCCGCCCGCCAGGCTGACGTACAGCCCCGCTCCCAGCCGCTCCAGCCGGAAATAATGGCTCATGCCGACATAATGGTTGATCGCCCCGCGATAGCCCAGCGCATGGATCGCCGCGACGACCCGCTCGGGCGTCTGGTTGAAACAATCGTCATAGCCCGTGGCCATCGACAGCCCATGTTCGGGCAGCATGACGTCGCCCACCGCCAGCACCGACCCCGCGCCGTCGCAGCCTATGTCGCTCAGTTCCGCCCAGCCCTCTTGCGGCCCGGCAAAGGGCGTGCCGCCCGCGTCATAGCCCGGCGGCACCAGCGAGATGAACATCCGCTCGACATCCCCCGCCCACACCGGATCTTCATCCTCGGGCAGGTCGTATCCGCCCACCAGCGCCGAAAAATCCAGCGTGATAACAGCGTCTTCCGATGCACCGTTGGCATAGTTCCACAGCCGCACATACCAGGCGCGCGGGTGGCCATTCGCATCCCGCCCCTCGATCGTCAGGGTCGGCCCATGCGTCTCGTCCAGCCGGCGCAGCCCCGACGACCGCCAGCGGAACGACAGCAGGCAGTCGCGAAAATCCCGGTTCGTCTCATAGGCCAGCAGGGGATGGCTCCACCGATCCTCCGCTTCCCAGATCAGCCCCGCCAGATCGCCCGATCCGTAAAAGACGGCGTTCACGCGCAGCGCGTCCGGCGCGGTCGTCACCACGCCCGCCATCATCGGCCGGGGAAAATTCACCGTCCAATGCGTCGCCGCGAAGCGCTTGAGGAAGCCCGCCTCCTGCCCCCGCCGCGCATCGGCCAGCCAGTATCCGATACTCATCGCTCCAGCGCTCCCCTCACCGCCCGCGCCACCTGCCGCGCGCTCCGCGCCAGCAATCGCGGCTCGCTCTCGCCGCCCCGGCCGTTCACCGCGATGCTCACCCGCACGTCGCGCGCGCCGCCACCACCGTTCGCGACGACCTGCCCGCTCGCCGTCGGCAAGAAGACCTCCGGCCCCCGCTCGCCGACCATATAGGCCCGCCCCGGCGTCACCGGCCCGCCCGTCGCCCGCCCCGGCAGCCCCAGCGCCGACGACAATATCGTCGTCCCCAGATCGAACAGCCCGCCGCCTGCGCCACCCCCAGTGGCCGACCGCAGCGCGCTCGCGGCAATGTCGTTCAGCACGCCGAGCGCGATCCGCTTCAGATCCTCGAAGCCGAATTTCCCCGTCCGCACCGCGCGCAGCAGCCCCTGCTCGATCCGCTGCCCGGCCCGCTCCGCGCCCGTCGCCAGCGGTCCTTCCAGCGTGCCCCGCATCGTCTCGACATCGCGCGCCAACCCCTGCGTATCGGCCCGCACCCGCACCACCAAAGTCTCGATTTCCTCGTCCACGGCCCGCTCCCAACCAGAAAAGCCCCTCCCCTTCAGGGGAGGGGTTGGGGTGGGGGCGCGCCCCACACTCCCACCTCGATCGTCAATCCGGCATCACCCCCATCAACCGCCGCAACTCCGCCCCATCCACGCCAGCCTCGCCCGGCCCCTCCTCCCCCCGCGCCGCACGCAGCACCGCCGCCAGTTCCGCCGGGGTCGCGCGCCAGAACTCGTCGGGCCGCCAGCCCAGCAGCCATCCGGCCACCCCTGCCAGCCGCCCGGCCGCCTCGCCGAAGCGCCTCATTTTCCCGCCAATATCTGCTGCAATATGGTTTTCAGCACCGGCGTCACCCGCGCCAGGCCGACGGCCAGCACCGCCTCGCCCAGCGCCTCGCGCGTCAGCCGCTCGCGATCGACCAGGCAATGCCAGAACAAAGCCACCAGATCGCCCAGCGACAATTTCCCGTCCGCCGCCCGCTCGACCAGGTCGAACAGCGGCCCCAGTTCCGCCTCCGCCGCCACCAGAGCCGCGAAGCTTGGCCGCAACGCCAAAATCTCGCCACCCACCTCCAGCGCCGCTTCCCCGCGCTCGGGGTTCGGGATGGAGGGATTGGGCGCGCTCATTCGCTCACCACCGCGCCGGAGCTTTCCAGGCTCAGCGCATAGTTGCGCTCGCCATTATAATCGCCCGCATAGTCGAGCCGCGTGACCAGGAAGCGCCCCCGCATCCGTTCCCCGCTCTCGAAGCTCAGTTCATAATCCTCGATCGTCCCCGCCAGCGCATGGCCGCGGATGCGTATTTCCGCCGCGGAGCCGGTGAACAGCCCCGCCGCCGACACGCTGACGGAACGCACCCCCGCACCCGACAGCAATTCGCGCCAGCCGCCCGAATCCTTGCTGGTGATGTTGACCGCCTCGCCGTTCACGGACAATTGGGTGGTGCGCATTCCCGCCACCGTCGCATATGTTGCCGGGGCGTTGCCGTCGCCTACCTTCAGCAAAAACGCACTTCCTTTTTCGACGCCCATGGCGCATTCTCCAGCCAAGCGACACCGACGCGCGAAGCCCCTTGCTCCGGCCCGGAAAATCGCGAAAAAACAGGAGACTCGGACGCCTCGTGCGTGACCGGTCTCAGGGTGAAATTGGGGTTTATGGAGAGGTCCCGATGTTTGTTGCCGCTTCGCTCATGATGATGCTCGCCACGGTCCCGTCGGCCGACGCGGTCGGCAATGGCCGCAAGGAATTTTCCAAATGCCTGAGCGCGCAGGTCCAGCCGGCGCTCGACAAGAAACTGACCGTCGGCGACTTCCAGTCGACGATGAAAAAGGCCTGCGCCGACAAGGAAGCCGCCTTCCGCGCCGCCATCATCGCCCAGGACAAGGCCGACAAAATGTCCGACGCCGAAGCCAATGCGGACGCCGACGACCAGATCTCGGAATATGTCGACAAGATCACCAGCGAATATGAGGAAAACAGCCGCCCGAGCTGACCTGCTTCTATCTTCCCTCCCAGGGGGAGAGACAGGGGAGGTCTGGCGGTGCCAGCCGTTTAGAACGAGATGCCTTACCTTGATCCGTTCGCTTCGAGCGCAGTCGAGAAGCCGATCGCGCAATGCTTGCGTTTCTCGACTGCGCTCGAAACGAACGGCGGTTGCTTGAAGCCGCCTGACATAGTCCTGCGCTAGGTGCAGTTGAAAAGGGGCTGACCCTGGATGAGGGGGAAGGGACGCCCTATCCCTCCACCCGCAACACCCGCGCCAAATCCTGCATCGGATGCGTCACCAAACTCACCTCCACCAGCTCCAGCGCCAGCAATTCGCGCGGCCCCGCGCCCCGCGCCGCCTTCACCCGATAGCCGAAGCTCAACCCGTCGAGCGCCCCCTGCTCAAGCGCCGCCGCCGCCTCGCGCCCGGCCGCCGTCCGTCGCGACACCCGCCCGATCACGCGCAGCCCGCGCGCATCCTCCTGCGCCTTGTCGATCCGGCCGATCACGCTGCCCGGCCCATGCTGCCACAGCAGGGGAACATCAGCGGCAGCGACAGGCCCGAACGCCCCCGCCCGCACCACATCGCCGCCCCGGTCCACCCGGTCGAAAATCGCCGCATAGCCGGCAAAGCGCACCTCGTCCCTCACCCCTACCTCCGTTCGTTTCGAGCGCAGTCGAGAAACGATAGAATAGTCCTGCCCGGCTTCTCGACTTCCCTCGAAGCGAACGGCATCAGGAAACCACCTCATGCCCGCACCAGTCCCAGCAGCCCCATCTTCACCGCCACGCCCAGCAGCACCAGCGCCATGACGATCCGCACCGCCCAGCCGATCACCGCCCCGCGCGCCGCCTTCTTGGCGTCGCGCCAGGCGGACAGCAGCTCGCGCAGCTCCCGCACATCGCCCTCCGCGCGCCGGTCCGCCAGCCCCAGCCGCTCCAGCGCCCGTCCCGCGCCCAGGTCGCTCGCCTCCTCGATCAGCGCCCGGACCATGACCATGTCCATCGGTCGCCCCTCGGCCTGCGCGACGAGCCGCGCCAACATCTCCTCTTTCATCACATCCGCCTTCCCTTGGGGCCTGCCCAAGCCTATCTGACGCCCATGAAGCGCACCCATCGCAAAGCCCTGATCGTCATCATTCTGGCCGTTCTCGGCCTCCTCGCCTGGCGGTTCGACCTGTTCACCGCCGGCGACTGCCTGATCCAGGGCGGCCGCTGGAACTGGGACAATGGCTTCTGCCGCCTCGATTCCTTCGCCCGCCCGGCCGGATAGATTTTCACGCGGAGCCGCGGAGAACGCGGAGAAAAAAGCCGCCAAAGGCGGCAAACTTTCTTCCTTCTCCGCGCCTCCGCGTCTCCGCGTCTCCGCGCGAACAAAATCTGGACACCCGCTCACATCCCCAGCATCGCCTTCTTCTCTTCGGCGCTCAGAAAATCCGCCGCCGCGACCCGCTCCCACAGCGCCGCCCGCTCGTCCGACAATGCCGGCACCGCATCCAGATCGGCCTCGATCGCCACGCCCGGCCACCAGCCATCCAAGCCCTGCGACAGCCCCGCGCAGATCTTCGCGACCAGCGGCAATATCGCCTGCCGCCACAACGCCTTGTTGGCCTCGCGATAATTGGCGTAGCTATTGTCGCCCGGCAGCCCCATCAGCATCGGCGGCACGCCGAAGGCCAGCGCGATCTCCCGCGCCGCCGCGCTTTTCAGCCCCACGAAATCCATCTCGGCGGGCGTCAGGCTCATCGCCTTCCAGCTGAGGCCGCCCTCCAGCAGCATCGGCCGCCCGGCATTGGCCGCACCGGCAAAGGCCGCCTCCATCTCGCGCTTGACCCGCTCATATTGTTCGGGGCTGAGCACCGATCCGTCGCCCGGATCATAGACCATCGCCCCGCTCGGCCGCGCCGCATTGTCCAGCAGCGCCTTGTTCCACACGCTCGCGACATTGTGGATCGCCACCGCGCCCGCCGCCGCGCCCGCGCAGCCCAGCCCATAATGATCGTCCAGCGGATGCAGCGCTTTCAGGTGCAACAGGCTCGTCCGCCCCGCGCCATCCTCGGGCGACAGCCGCGTCACGCTCTCCCCGACGCGATAGAGATAGGCCGCCGGCCACCCCCGCGCATCCGCCTCGACGCTGACCCGCTCGGGCCGCAGCGCGAACAGTTCGGCCGGCATCCCGTCCGCGCCCGCGATCACCTGGACATAGCCATTGCCGTGCAGCAGCAGATGGCAGGCCAGCGTCTCCATCAATCCCTGCCCCGCCGACGCGCGCCCGACCAGCGAGAGGATGCGCGTCGCATCCTCCACGCCCCGCACCTTGATCGCGCAAGCCCCCGCGCCTTCGGACACCAGCCGCATCGCCCGCTGCGCGACGGCATTGCCCATCACGCCCGCGCGCAACTGCGCCTCGTAACTCGCCGGCCATTCCCCCAGCGCCACCGCGCCCGAACCCCAGGCCCGCGCCAGCACCGGCCGCGCATCGCCCCCGCCCGCACCCTGCGATGCGGCCGCCTTCGTCCCGAACCATTTCATATAAACATCCCCAGAACGCAAAAATCCTCTCCCCACTGGGGAGAGGATAGTGGAGGTTGGCGGCGACGGCCGCCTACCGTAACTTGGAGAGGGGCTTAGCGCGCCTTTACGGATTACGCGCCAGCACCCGGTCGCAGGTCGAGTTGGTGCCCGCGCCCTTGCCGATCACCCGGCCCGCCAGCGCGCCCGCACCCGCGCCCAGCAGCGTCTCGCCCACGCCACCGCCCGCGATCAGGCCGACGCCCGCGCCGCCGGCCGCGCCGATCACCGTGCCCTTGTCGCGCCCCTTCTTGCCCTTGAGCAGGCAATAGCGCACATCGTCGCGATCGCGCGGCGCGGCCCGCGCCACCCGCGCCCGATCCTTGCTGTTGAGGCTGGCGGCCATCACCGGCGCCGCGATCACCGACACGGCCGTAGCGATCGCCATCAGCTTCACCATCTTCATGTCACATACTCCTGATTACGCCATGAAAACGATCCGGGCCGCGCAGCGTTCCCCGAACCGAGTTCCGTGCCGGAAAAGCCGGAATTATTTCCGAGGGCCGAACCCGACCATTTTTGGTCATTGCACCAGATAATCCTGATCCTTGGAACCGGCCATTCATTCAGATGGCTCGGTGGACGCTGGACGACGAAATCCGGTGGGGAGCTGTCGGTCCGATTTTTGCGAAAGAAGCAGCAGGCCTGCCAATAACTTTTCCGGTTAGATCGGTCGAATTGCGGCAAGATGAAGCCACACCCACTGTGGGTTTTGATCATCATCGGCCCAGACGCTAACGCTGACGCTACCTTCCGGAACCGGCACATTTAGATAGCGAAAGGTGCTGCTATCCATAAGGGTGACAATGCCGCTGGGAGCATTGATGGCACCGCTGAACTGACAAGAGCCGCCTGCGTCACAGGCCTCGTCAGAGATGGTGACAAGCGAAGCGCCATCGACGTGAGCCAGCACCCAGAATGCCAAACAGTCGCTTGTCGTAGTCACGAATGCAGCGCCGGTATCATCTGGAATCGAGACGATGGGCGCAGAGTCGGCCAGAAAAAGCAGTGGATGAGTCGTCTCAACCTGCATTTGAAACTTCGCCATAGGCTCCAGCTAACCCACCTCTCGCGTCTTGTAACTCGATTGTAGATGTCAGCTTTCGGACGGGCAAGTAATGCCGTGAGCGGCCGGGATGGGCGATTGTTGCCGGACGAGTTTTTCCGCGCGGGGTCAGTTATCTTCGGTCATCTCCCCAAAAGCTGACTGACTGAAATCCACCCCTTCTCGCCATGCTGACGAAAGTCAGCATCCTGGGTTGCGCAGAGCGACTCTGGAACCCGGCATCCGCCGGGATGACGGAGTTGGGCATGGTCCACTTTCCACCCTCTTCGTCCTCCCCACGAACCCGCCTCCGAACTCCACTCACATCCCCCTAATCCGCGCCTCGCCCCGCCGCGCCAGCATCAGTTCGCTCAAGCCCCACACCAGCGCATCCGCCCGGTCGGGCGACCGCCCCGGCCCGACATAGCCGCCCCCGGCCAGCAGCCCGCACATCTGGTCCTCCATCTCCGGGAAGGCCCCGCGATGCGCCACCCGCCCGGCCTCATAGAGCGCCGCCACC